AGAGGCGGGAGGCCGGCAGCGGAAGAAGGTGACAATCCCGAGCGGCCCAGGCGGAAAGAAAGTCATTCAAGTAAAGCGGCTGAAATGAACCAGATCACACTGACAACCGTGGACGGTCTCGACCCTCGAGATATGGTGGCGATCACGACCAGGCTGACAAAGCCAGAGTCGGAGTTCCAGCAGGAAGTCGCTGGCGTGCTGGCTGGCGAGTTGAGCAGCTGCACACCGCTGGCAGTCTGGCATTGTGATGGCTCAATGGTCGCGTGGTCGTGCTCTCACGTCTGGCGTGGAATGCAGACGCTTGAGCAGTTCGTTGACGATCGCTACCGCAACACTGGCAAGGCGACGGCGCTCACTGCGTGCCTTGTGTCTGCTGGCGTGATTGATGCTGGCAAGGTGCTCGCAGTGTTCTCGCCATTCACGGCGGACATCGCCCGTAAGCGTGGCTGCGCTGAAGTCGTTCTCTTCGAGCGACGCGGCGAGGACTGGGCAGAAGTCTGACGGCATACCCGGTCTGATTCCGTGGTGTTCTGCCGTAGCGTCACGCTCTATGAGCGACGAACTGCGCGACAAGATTGCCGAGACAGCATCTGGCCCAAAGCGGGTGCGTACCGACGCTGGCGAGGTCGAGTCGCAGGACGTCGCCGCCATGATCGAGGCGGACAAGTATTTGTCTGCGAAGGCTGCGAGTGCGGGCACCAACAAGCGACGCGGCCTGCGGTTCAACAAGCTCTTGCCACCGGGGACGATCTAACGTGGGCATGCTCGGCAATCTGTTTGCGAAGCAGAAGCCGCCAACGGTGGCCGTGCCGCTCCGCGTCCGTGGCAAGTTTGACGCAGCCGAAAGCGGCGACGACCGGCGGCACTGGGCCAACGCTGACGCCTTCGCAGCCGACGCAGCACTCTCGCCGATGGCTCGCCGCACGATGCGGAATCGTGCTCGCTACGAGCGACAGAACAACTCCTACCTCGCCGGAATGTCATCGACTCTCGCCAATGACTTGGTCGGCACCGGGCCGAGGCTGCAGCTGCAGTTCGGTGACGACGAGAACGCACGGATGGTTGAGCGGGCGTTCTTTGACTGGTCGTGGCAGATCGACCTGGCGTCCAAGCTACGGACGATGCGTGAGGCGATCGTGGTAGACGGCGAAGCCTTCGCCATGATGATCACTAATCCTCGCATGCCGGGCGTGCAGCTTGATCTCCGGCTTGTGGAAGCCGAGATGGTCGCCACGCCGACTGAGCTCATGGCGCAGAGCATCACGCCAGACGGCTCGACGGTTGACGGCATGGAGTTTGACGCCATCGGCAACGTCGTTGCCTATCAGGTGCTCAACTACCATCCCGGCTCCAACTTCCGGGTGAACACGCTTGAGTTCCAGCGGGTGCCGGCGTCGCAGATGGTGCATTGGTTCCGACCGATTCGGCCTGGTCAACACCGTGGCATGCCCGAGGTGACTCCGGCTCTCAAGCTATTCGCACAACTGCGGCGATACACCGAAGCGGTGTGTGCTGCTGCTGAGACTGCTGCCGACTTCGCTGGCTTCCTGCGTACCAACTCGCCTGCTGCTGAAGTGGACGAGGTCGAGCCGTTCGCCGAGATGCCGATTGAGAAGCGAGCGATGGTGACGCTTCCTGACGGCTGGACGTTCGAGCAGCTAAAGGCCGAGCAGCCGACCAGCACATACGCGATGTTCAAGCGTGAGCTAATCAACGAGATCGCTCGTTGCCTACAGCTTCCGTTTAACGTCGCCGCTCTGGATTCGTCCTCGTACAACTACGCTTCGGGCCGTATGGATCATCAGGTCTACGCGACGACACAGCGTGTCATGCGTGACGATCTTGAGCGGAAGATGCTCGACCGTCTGCTTGAGGCGTGGGTGAACGAAGCCACGCTCGCCGGCTACATGCCGCAAGGCGTTCCGCCGTTTTCCGAGTGGGACTGGTCGTGGCAGTGGGACGGCAAGGAGCACGTCGATCCCGCCAAGGAAGCGAACGCCGCCGAGACGCGGCTGCGGAATCACACGACCACGCTGGCGGCAGAGTACGCCAAGCAAGGCAAACAGTGGGACGTTGAGTTGAGGCAGCGAGCCGCCGAGGTGGCGCTGATGGACGAGCTCGGTCTGTTCGTCGATTTCACGCCGGAAGTGAACTACGGCGGGAGCATGGATGAGAACGGCGACCAGGAGGAAACCGCATGAACGGGATTAAACTTGAGTCTGGCGTGGAGTTCCTGCAGGCAGCCGAAGGCGATTCGGCACCGGCTGGCAAGCGGTTCCGCATCGTCGCCTACACGGGTGCACCAATCCGGCAGGGCTGGAGCCGCGAGCCTGTCGTGATTGACATGGCTGGCATGCAGCTACCGGCGACTGTGCCGGTGGTGATCGGTCACGACTACTCGCTTGGTTCAATCCTCGGGCAGGGTCGCCCGTTCATTGAAGCCGGGCAGCTGATCGTTGAAGGCGAGATCCTCGCTCAGAACGCGAACGCCGACCAGGTCGCTGCGCTCGCTGCTGCTGGCTACCAGTTCCAGGCCAGTGTCGGTGCTGACGTGCGTCGGCACCAGAAGATCGACGCCGATGGCGTCACGCAAGTCAACGGGTCGGCTCACGTTGGGCCGGTTCGTGTCGTCAAAGCCTCCGCGCTGCGGGAGGTTTCGTTTGTAACTCTTGGCGCTGATGCAGCTACCAGCGTCGCCATCGCGGCGGAAGCCGACGAGGAGTCTTCTATGGCGGACAACGCCACCCAGACGCCCGCAGAGGAGCCGATCGTGGCTGCCGCTGTGGAAGCCCCGGCGAGTGTCGCCGTGGAAGCCACCAACGCTGTCGATCACACCAAGGTGATCGCAGACCTTACCCAGAAAGTGACCAACATGGAAAAGCTCCTGGCGACCCGCGACGAGCGTCCGGCGGCTCCGGCCATCCACGTGGCCCAGCCGACCGCCCGCAATGCCGAAGTGATTGAGGCTGCGTTTGCCCTCCAGGGCGGCCTGCCGAATGTCGAGAAGACCTACGACGCCAAGACCCTCGAAGCCGCTGCCAAGATTCAGCGGACGACGAGCCTCGGCGAAGTGCTCCTCTCGGCTGCCGAGGAAGGCGGCTACACGGGCTCGCGTCGGATCTCCGCCGCGACCCTGCGTCCGATCCTTGCTGCTGCGTGGGCCACCCACAGCATCAGCGGCATCCTGTCAAGCACCGTCAACAAGTTCCTCCTCGCCGGGTTCAACGGCGTCGAGAGCTCGTGGCGGTCCATCTCGTCGGTTCGCAGCGTCAATGATTTTAAGACGCTGACGAGCTACAGGCTCAACGGCGGGTTTGTTTTTGAGAAGGTCGCCAACGGCGGCGAGCTCAAGAACGCTGGGGCAAGCGACGAGTCGCGGACGATCTCGGCGGACACTTACGGCATCATGACGAGCGTCACTCGCACTGACCTCATCAACGATGACCTCGGTGCTCTCACTGCCGTGCCTCAGAGAATCGGGAGAGGTGGCGCGATTAAGCTGAACTCCGTCTTCTGGGCTTCGTTCCAAGACGATTCGGCGTTCTTCACCACGGCTCGCAACAACAAGAAGAACACCGCCGGTGCTCTCTCGCTTGCGAACCTCAAGGCGATTGCCACGATGTTCCGCAAGCTCAAGGATGCCGATGGCAACCCGGTTGCTGTCGAGCCCCGCGTGCTGCTGGTTCCTGCCGACATTGAGTTGGCGGCTGCCGAGATCATGGGTTCGGCGCTCCTCGTTGGCGGCTCGTCCGCTGGCCCGGATCGCAACGTGCTCGCCGGTCGGTATCAGGTCGTCTCGACCAGCTACCTGTCGAGCGCCGAGGACTACTACCTGCTTGCGTCGCCGGCTGATCTGCCGGTGATGGAAGTGGCTTTCCTCAACGGCGTGCAGAGCCCGATTGTTGAGACGGCGGAAGCCGACTTCAACACGCTCGGCGTGCAGATGCGTGGTTACTTCGACTTTGGCGTTTCCAAGGCCGAGTACCTCGCCGGCGTGAAGGCTGACGCTTCTTGATCTGACGACAAACCGTGACCGCCGGGCGGGAGCCCAATCCCGCCCGGCGGCATGATTCCAACCAAACCCATTCCAAGGAAAGTAGGTGATCCTCATGGCTGATTACGTTCAGGCTGGCTGCCTCATCGAACACACGCCTTCGTCCGCTGTCGCGGTCGGTGGTGTGGTGGTGCTCAATGATCTGGTGTGCGTCGCTCCCGTGGCGATTGCTGCCAACGCTCTCGGTACAGTTGCTGTCGATGGTGTCTGGTCAATGCCCAAGGCGGCTGCGGCGAGCAACAAGGCGATCAGCCAAGGTGCTCTCGTCTACTGGGACGCCACGGCTGGCAACATCACCACGACCTCCACGGACAACAAGCGTGCTGGCAAGGCTGCGAAGGCTGCCTCGACCACGGACACGACCGTGCAGGTGATCCTCAACGTCGGCTGATCCAGTTCCGTCTAGTCCGTCCCACCTGCAAGCCGCCGGCGGTTGCGTCATCCTTTCCGCGCCGCC